TCTCGCCCTCGATAAAGGGAGCCAGCGCCTCCAGCATGTCAGCCGTGTACTTCACCATCGCCACGGTAGAGCCACCCTCGCTCTCAGCGGGGACGCCTTCAATGATGCGGTCCATCGCGGGCGCCGCCGCCACGCATTGGGTGAACAAGTTGCCTTTGATCTCAAAGGTCTTGTCGCCGAGTTTCAGAGTAATCATTGGGTGGTCTCCTAGGTTTGGAACATCGTTGCGATTTTGATGAATTCGTCGCTGTCGAAATCGTCTGCCTCGGCTACGCGCACCTTCTTTGGCTTGAAGCCAATAAAGGCGGCCATGCTGAGGTTGATCGGCGGCGCGACCTCTTGCCAGTGACGCTGCATCGCCGCGTAGCGGTGCAGGTCCCAGGTCTCTTCAAGCCGATCCCAGTCGCCACATCCGGCGGAGACCAGTTCTGCAAGGATGTCGTCGATTCGGTCTGCGAAGGGTCGGCCGGCGCCTTGGCCGGCCTTAGCTCCCCCGCGGGTTTGAGCCCCGACTCGGCTAGAAGATCCACGAAGGCGTTTTGCAGTCCGGGGACATCGGCCATCGTCAGTTCGGCGTCCAGATCGTCGGCGGACTTGCCGTCGATGCCGATAGCCAGCACTTCCAGAATATCGGCGAAGCCATCCGTCCTGCCGACCAAGCCGCGTGCGGCGCCTGACTTCGCGCGAGCGCCTATGCGGTCGATCACGGGCGCGGCTTTCTTCAGCTCACGAAACCGAAAAGGCCGTATCTTGTAAACCGTCGCTCCAAGCGTGAGCGTCGCCATCAGGTGACTCCTCCATAGAGCGCCTGCTCAGCCGACCATTCGACTGAACCTTTGGCGTAGGTGATTTTCGGGGGTTCGGGCGGCGCCTGGCTTCGGCCAAGCTCGCGCTTCATCAGATCGAGCAAGCCCTGGCTGTTCAGGGCCGGCGGCCTAGCCAGCGCATAGACGGCGGAGTCGCCCAGATCGGGCGAGCGGCCTATGCGTTTGATCAGATCCTCTTTCGCCTCAACCTGGATACCGCGGGCGGTGATTTTCCAGCGCGGCGCGGTTAGATCGATGCGCAGCGCCCGATCGGGTGGAAGCGCGAGGTTTTCGCCGCTGGCGGGGTCCAGGGCGTTGCGCATCATCCACCACCAGAAAGCCCGGAGGTTCACGAAGCCGAGGCCCGTCTGTTCGTCCACCGCGCCGCCGGCCGACCCGGCGCCGTGCAGAGCATTCACATGGAGCCCCGCCATCTTGGCGACGTCCTGGACGGCGTATCCCACCCCCACGACATCGATGTTGATCGCCGGCCGCTCGCCGCCGACCGCCGCGAGGATCAAGCGCATGACGGCTTGGCCATCCGGCGTCGTGCTTCCGGGGTGAATGCCTTGCTCGCCGAACCAGGCGCCATGGCGGGGCGTCAGGACGGTGCGATCCTTACCGCCGCGGGCGATATCGACCCCAAGGGCGTCGATCTTGCCGACCGGCTCCGGTGTCCAGCGTTCTTGCGCCTGCACCACCCAAGCGGTCGGGATGATCTGCCATTCGTGGTCGCCCTGTCCGACCCCGAAATCCCCGTCCTGCATCCGCCGACGCATCGGCTCCGGCAGGGCGCCCAGCGTCGCCCGATAACTGGCCTGCACGTGGGGGTTGTCGTCCGCCGAGGCGCGAATGAAGGTGCGGGAGACGGGGTAGATGGTGCGGCCGTCGTGGTCGAAGGGCGCGCCGGACTCCACCTCCAGCTCGGCGTCGCCCACCTGTGCGAACCATCGTAGCTCGCCCGGCTCGGCGGGGTTTGGATGGCGCGCGTCCAGCCAGGGCGCCCAATACCGGATAACCCACTCGCCCTCGGCGTCGGTCGGCGGGTTGCCGGCGGCCACCACCCGAGTCCGCTGGCCAGGAACCTCAGTCCGAAGCCAGCCCATCAGGATGCGGAATTGCGCCTCGCTGAAGTGCGCCACCTCGTCGAAACCGATGAAGTCATGCGGGCGCCCCTGAAACTTCATCCAGTCGCGCTCGAGCTGGACGCCGCCGAGTTCCACCGTTCGGCCGTCGTTCAAGCGCCAGACGCCATCGACACCGCTATAATCGCCGAGGTGGCCGAACATGGACCGCGATCGCTCCTCAATCGCGAAGAGCTGCACATTCTCCCGACGAAAGATGATCGATTTCCGGTGGCGTGTATGCGCCAGGCCTAGCAGGAGGTCCGTCTTACCGCCGCCGGCCGCGCCGCCGTAGAAGACCACGTCGGCGGGGCTGTTATAGGCCGCCAACTGCGGGCCGGGATTGGGCGTCCAGGCCTTTTCGAGGGCCGCTAGGAGCTTGGCGTGAGGCGTCTCAAGCGGGGACATGGGCGCGCTCCGGCGAGACGTCTATGAGCTGCTGCTGAACCCGACTCCGGAAGAAGGCGACAAAGTGGGGATGCGCTTCGGGATGCGTCCGCGCGTAGTCCAGCATGTCGCGCTCAAGCGAGTCGTACATGTTCACCACGACCGCATAATTATTGGTCTCGTGAGAGGGCGGCATCAGTTCTTTCGATAGCCGCGCCATCAACTCGGCAACCTGGATCAATCGGCCGGCGAGGGGCGTGACTGCACTGTCCGCGCCCGCCTCATACGCCACCATCACACGGGCGGTCAGGAGGGCGCGAAGGCCTTGGAGGTGCTCGAAGACGCTGACGCCCTCTTCCGCCGCCAACTTGCGCAGCGAGTCTTCGCTCTGCAGCGGCCCGATCTTCACCTGGCGCTTGTAGGTCTCCGTCACATGCGCCTTGAAGTGGCGGTGGAGGCTATCCTTCGACAAGCGGAACTGCTCCGCCAACGGGTTCAGCGGCGAGCCCGACGCGGCAAGGAAGTCGATGCGCCCGCGCTCGGCATGGGCGCACACGGTGCATCGACCGGACGGGACGCCAGCTTTCGGCATGGCCTACACCGCCGCGCCCGTGATCACATTGCGCCAGGTCGCGCCGTCCCAAATGATGACAGCCGCCAGCGTCGTATCGACGAAGAGGAAGCCCGGCCCGACGTTATAGGGCTCGCTAAACCGCGTCTTGGGACGCGATGTCGTGGGGCCGCTCGGAATGCCGCACACCCAGCCGTTGGCGAGCATGATGTTCGCGTCAATGTCGAGCACGTCCAGCACAGAGCCGGGCGTGGCGCTATAGGTCCGCCCGTTGGGGCTTATCGTCTGTGTCGAGCCGGCCGGCGGGGGGAGAACTCGCTTGTTGAGCTGCATGACATCACCTCGAAATGTGAATTGGGTTGGACATCGCGGCGCGCATCAGCAGTAGGGCTCGATCCTCTTGCGGCATGGCCGCGATCACTTTGGCGACACTCTCGACATCGGGCGCCGGGGTGGCGGCGGCCCCCTTGGCGTCATCGACCTTGTCCAACATCACGAACCCGCTGGCGGCGCACTTGGCAGGCATGGGCTCGGCTAGGAGCTTATCGAGCTGCTCTTTGAACTCCGCCCGCTCCGCAACGATCTTGACCAAAGTGTCCAGCGTAATTGGCTGGTTGGTCGGCCACGCCTTTAGGAGCGCCTCGGTTTCGTTATCCCTGTACCGCTTCTCCACGTCCCCAATCGAATCCCGCAGCCCGTTCACCGCCGCTACAAGGTCAGCGGCCAACTCAGCACCAGATTTCCGAACCGGCGCCGGTTCATCCACGGCGACCTTCCACATGTTGATGCTGGCCTCAGGATTGGCCGGTCGATCTACCAGGCTGATTTCGCTCAGCTTAAGAGCCGTGATCGTGGTCGGGTCTTTTGGATCGCGCTTCACCACCTTGCCGCCGATGCTGAAGCCCTTGTAGACGCCAGCCTGAACCTTCTTGACCGCGACCGGATCGACGATATGGGCCGCGAGGTTGGTGTTGCCGTCATCGTCAACATGGCAGGTTAGCGCCGTGCCCGCCGCTGACGGGCCGTGCATCTCGCGGATTGCCCCGTACCTCAGATAATCCGGCAGGGCCGCCTTAATGGCATCCGGCGTCACGATCTCGCCGGCGTCGTCGCGTGTGCCTGTAGACGCGATGCCAAAAACCGTGATCGTCCCGTCATCTTGGGCCTCGATCTTCTTGAGCTCGCCGTAAAACTTCATGCCTCATCTCCGATGATCTTGAAGCCGTTGCGCACCATGCCGGGGACGTCCGCAGGGGCGACCATCGCCGTCCCATCGGGATCGACCATGTATCGGCGGGCGCCGACGCTGGCCTCGCTGGTCTCTGATGGGGCGGTCATCTGGACAGTGCGGGCTTCCCAGCCCATCGCCTCATAGGTCGCGACGTCCGCGTCATCGACGATGGTGGTGCCGTCCAGGCCGGGACG